CTGTTAATGGTGAAGTAAATTACGACCACAAAAAAAGCACAGATATTTGTATAAAACCTTTTACAAATCATAAAATTACCCAGCCTTATGAAGACTATGTAATTCAGTGTGTGAAAAACTATTCTAAAAAATATTTTCATTGTAATGAAATAGAGGGCTATGGTCTTTATGAAGAGTACAATATTCAGCATTATAAAAAAGGTGAAGGTTTTTATAGTTGGCATTGTGAAAGAAATGGTAATGCATTTTCTTTTAGACACTTAGTCTTTATGACTTATTTAAATGATGTTAAAAATGGAGGAACTGAATTTTATTATCAAAAAATAAAGGCTCCTGCTAAAAATGGTCTAACTTTAATTTGGCCAGCAGATTGGACACACACGCATAGAGGAGTTATTACTAAAAAGGAAGAAAAGTATATTGCAACGGGTTGGATTACTTATACCTCTAGTAAGACAAAACAACCGAAATGCAATAGTTGCGGAAAATGATTACAAATATATTTTCAATTCCTGTTTATAAGACAACCGTTAAAAACAAAATACATAAAAAAGATATATCAAAATATAAAGTTAGAAAAAATGAATGTAACTCTATAACTAATTTTAAAAATGTTCTTAAAGATTTTCCAAAGTTAAAAAAAGAAATAGAAAAACATTTAAATGATTACTTAAAAATAGTTTACAATCCCTCTACAAAGGTAAAAGCATATATAACAGAAAGTTGGTTAAATTTTACAGAGAAAGGAGAAACACATCATAGACATAATCATCCTAATAGTTTTATTAGTGGTGTTTATTATGTGTCCGCAGATGAAAATTTAGACAGAATTAATTTTGTTAATGATAGAAAAGGTGCTCTTGAAATAGTTCCTAAAGAATATAACGATTGGAACTGCACGAGTTATTATTTTGGTATTAAAAGTCAAGACATTATATTATTTCCATCAGCTATTGAACATTTTGTTAACCCTGTAGAATCAACAAAAACAAGAATTAGTTTGGCTTTTAATTCTTTTTTAAAAGGAGAACTAGGTTCAACTAATAACGCAACCTATTTAAAAATATGATTATAGAAGATAATTTTTTTACAGAGCAAGAACAAAGTGTTATTAATAATAATATTTTAACAAACAGCTTTCCGTGGTTTGCTCAAGATTATTCTACATCTGTTAAGTTTCCATACTTTTCTCATGTGGGATTAGCTAGAAAACAAGATAAACCAAACTCCATTTTTTTTGATTTCTTTAAAGATATAGCTACAAGGTTTTGTAAAATACATAAACTTAAAATGAAAAGAATACATAGACAAGCTTTAAATTTAAGTTACTGTTTTCCTAAATATAAACACACAGATCCCCACGTTGATCATGATTTTAAACATAAAGTTTTAATGTTTTATTTGACACCTGACTCTACAGGTAATACCTTAATATTTAATAGAAAACATAAGAAAGGAGAATCTACTGTTTTGTTATTAGAAAAAAACCCTAAGTTAAAAGTCTTACATAAGATAGAACCTAAACAATTTAGAGTGGCTTGTTTTGACGGTTTACATTTACATGCAGCAGAGTTTCCAAAAGGAAATAAACAAAGAATTATTTCAGTGATGACATTTAATTAATTATGGATAAATTAGATATTTTTAAAACACCTATATATCACTCGGAGTATACCTTTGATAATTTAAGAAGAATAAGAAGTTACGTTCAAGATCTTGAAGGTAAAAATGTGGCTAGAAATTTAAAACAAAAACACGGTAAAATATTATACGTAGATCAGTATAAATATATGCCTAGTGATTTATCAAATTTTATTTTTTATCTAAAAGAGTGTATTTCAAAATTAAAATCAGAATACAGAATTAAAAATATAATGCAGATAAAAGATCTTTATTTTACTAAAAATAATCCTAATTTGGATGAAATTTATTTATCAGAGACCGATTCTGTATTTAAAGGTTATTATTTTTTTGATGTACATAATGATTTTAAATTAAGATTTAAAAACTCTAATCAAATCGTTAATCAATCTAGACATGTTAGAGTAACAGAAAGCAATCCTTATAATGGTTTAAGTTATTATGTAGGTGCAGAAAATAGTTTATTTGTTATTGTCCCGGCATGGGTTGAAGTGCAGAGAGATATAGTTTATAATAATCAATACATACTGAATTTTAATATAGAAATTATAAAATGAAAACAGAGCCTTTATTTGCGATGCCTTATTGGCATGTATCTTGTAAAAGATGGAAACAAAGAAAAAGAAAACTTAAAACAATATTAGATCCATACTTAGAAAGGAAAGTTCCACCTGCTAGTTTTCATAGCAACAGATACGTAAAAGATAAAAGTGAGTTAGTATCAGAATTTTATAATTTGTTTAAATCAGAGCTTTCTTCTTTTTCTAAACTAATAAAATCTAATTATCAAATATCTGATCTTTGGTCGAGTTCTTATGACAAAGGTGATTATCAAAATCCTCACACACATGGTGCCAAAGGGTATAGTGCTGTTTTGTACGTAGATCTTCCTAGCTTATCCTCTCCTACGAGATTCATTCAACCTTGGAATGATCCTGTAATAGATCAAACTTTATTGAGAAACGTATATGTAAAAGAAGGTGACATAATAATTTTTCCAAAAGTTGTTTTACATTTCTCTCCTCCAAATGAGGATAAGAAAATAAAAAGAATTGTGTCATGGGATATGGAGCCAACACCGTGGTTACAAAATTAAATTACAGACAAAAACCTAAAACAATAAATACTTTTATTTATGAAGGAAAAATAAAAGTAGACTCAAATTATTTTATTAAAAAAATAAACAAAGGAATTAAAGATAGTGAATATAATTATAAAACTTATGTTGGGTCTAAAATGACTGATTGGCAATTTTTTAATGGTGATAAAAATATCAATAAGTTTTTTAAAGATATTAAACCTGTTTTAGATGAAATAGAAATACCACACAGTAAAATGACAGCATGTTGGGGATTGAGATATGAAAAAGGAGATTACGCTAGACAACATCATCATAAACCAGCTACTTGGTGCGGTATAATTTATTTATCTAACGGAGGAGTCTCTACATATTTTAGCGATTACGATGTTCATGTTGAACCAGAAATAGGAAAATTTGTTTTATTTAGCGGTGAGCTATTACATGGGACTGCTACTAGTGAAAGTAAAAAACCTAGATACGCTCTTTCATTTAATTTTAATTTTGAAAACCCTAGATTTAATAATAACGAGGCTTCTTTCAAAGGATAACATTTGATAATAATCGATAATTTTTTAGAAAAAGATTTAATTAAATTTTTAGATAAAACTTTTGTTCATCAAACACCTCATTTTTATGGTCATAAGTCTCACAAAAAATCTATTTCTTTTTACAATTCTAATATTAATTTAGATGATACTTTGATCACCTTTATTTGTGAAAAATTAAAAAGACAATTTAAATTTAAATCAATATTACGAGCGTATATTAATGTTCAATTTAAAGATATGAATGGGGACTGGCACCATGACGATGGCACCAACACCATTCTTCTTATGGTGACAAAAACACTTCCTAAAAACTCAGGTTGTTTTCAAATAAAAGAAGGCAAGAAAATAATAAAAGTAAATTTTGTTCAAAATAGGTTGATATTTTTTGATGCTAGACTAAAACACAGAGGCCTAGCTCCAAAAGAGCCAAATACTCCCAGAGTAACTTTTGCTTTAAAAACGGTATAAAAACTAGTATAGTAGTATAATGTTACAAAAACTAAACTTTTTACCTGGATTCAATAAACAACTAACACCCACACAAGCTGAAGGTCAATGGGTTGATGGTGATAATGTTAGATTTAGATATAACACACCTGAAAAAATAGGTGGCTGGTTACAATTAGGGCCTGATGAAATAACAGGCGCTGCAAGAGCTATGCATCACATTGTAAATAGAAGCGGTGTTAAGTTTTCAATCATAGGCACAAATAGAATTTTATATGCTTACTCTGGAGGTGTGTTTTATGACATACATCCTATTAAATCTACAACAACACTTACAAATGCGTTTAGTACAACAAATGGTTCAGCTACAGTAACTATAACTTTTGCTACTGGTCATGGTCTTGCGCCTGGAGATATAATTTTATTAGATAATTTTACAACAATAACTGGATCTAATTATTCTGCATCGGACTTTGATGATAAAAAATTTATGGTGAATTCAACGCCAACCAATACAACTATAACTATCACAATGCCTTCAAATGAATCTGGAGCTGGCGCCACAACATCTGGAGGTATTAGAGTTCAAATTTATTATTCCGTAGGACCAGCAGAACAATTACCTGGATTTGGTTATGGACTTGGATCTTGGGGTGGTGAAGCAGCTAATCCATTAACAACAACTTTAAATGGAGGAATAGATGCTTCCACAACAACTATAGTTTTAACAAGCGTTGTTAACTTTCCGTCAACAGGTACAAATTTTATTAGAATAGGAACAGAAGATATTTCTTACACAGGTATATCTACAAACACATTAACAGGCGTGACGCGAGGAGCGAGAGGCACAACAGCTGCATCACACTCTAACGGTGCAACAATTACAAATGTTTCTGATTATGTGGCTTGGGGTGAAGCAGCATCGGGAGATTTAGTAATTGATCCTGGTATGTGGTCTATTGATAACTTTGGAGATAAAGTTATTGCACTTATACATAATGCACAAGTTTTTGAATGGGACTCAAATTTATCAAATGCTACAGCAACAAGAGCAACAATTATATCTGGAGCACCAACAGCGTCACGTGACATGTTAGTATCTACACCTGATAGACACTTAGTATTTTATGGAACAGAAACAACGATCGGTGATCCATCAACACAAGACGATATGTTTATTAGATTCTCGGATCAAGAAAACATTAATGATTATACACCAACAGCAGTCAATACCGCTGGTACACAGAGACTTGCGGATGGATCTAGAATTATAGGAGCTGTTAGAGGTAGAGATGCAATTTATGTTTGGACTGATACAGCGTTATTTACAATGCGTTTCATTGGTCCACCTTTTACATTTGGTTTTGCACAGGTAGGTACAAACTGTGGATTGATAGGTCAGAACGCTGCAGTAGAAGTAGATGGTGCTGCCTATTGGTTTTCAGAAAATGGATTCTTTAAATACTCTGGTAATCTAGAAACCATGACTTGTTTAGTAGAAGATTTTGTTTTTGATAATTTAAACACAACAGCTAATCAACTTATAAATGTTGGTTTAAATAATTTGTTTGGTGAAATTACTTGGTTTTATTGTTCATCAGGATCCTCAATTATAGATAGATCTGTAACTTACAATTATATGGAATCTTCTCCACAAAGACCAATATGGACAACAGGATCTTTAGCTAGAACAACTTGGGTTGATTCATCTGTATTTGGTTTACCTCATGCAACGTCTTTCAATACATCAGGAACATCATATGATGTTGTTGGAAACACAGATGGAGCAACAACATACTATCAACACGAAACAGGAACGGATCAAGTAACTGTTTCTGCGACAACTACTGTAGCTGCTAATATAGAATCTGGAGATTTTGATATTACTAGAGGCCAGGGAGGAGGCGCAGATTTAAGAGGTGATGGTGAATTTATTATGAAGGTAAGAAGATTTATACCAGATTTTTTATCTCAAACAGGAGATACACAAGTGACTTTAAATTTAAGAAATTATTCAAATAACTCACAAGCAAGTTCACCACTTGGACCCTTTACAATTACTTCATCTACAACTAAGATAGATACAAGAGCGAGAGGTAGATCTGTAGCTTTAAAAGTTGCAAATACAGGAGCTTCTCAAGATTGGAAATTAGGAAGTTTTAGGTTAGATATACAACCAGACGGAAGAAGATAATGGCAAAAATAACTTTAGTATTTACAAGACCTAGTAAAGAATATAGTCAGCCAGTAGCTGATGCTTTAATTAGAGATCTTGACGGACTTATTGAAAAGTTAAATTCTACCTTCCAACAAGATTTAAAAGAAGAAACACAAAGATTTACTTGGTTTAGTACAGGGGGAATAGGTGGCTAATAGATATAAGAATGCACAATTTGATTTAACAACTACTGATCCAACAGACGTTTACACTGTTCCATCAAACTCTAGAGCTATAGTACAAAATATACATATGGCAAATATAGGTGCGGGTAATGTTGTAGTTCATGCACACCTATTTGATAACTCTGCATCTAAACAATTTACATTTGCAAAACATACTATTGCTGCAAATGAATCACAATCTATGGCTGATGGTACAGTTATATTAGAAGAAAACGATGTATTAAGAGTACAAGCTGCTAGCGCTGATGATATAGAAGG